GGCGTGGCAGGCGTTGGTAAAACCACCTTCGCCTCGCAGGCTGCGAACCCTGTGTTTATTCAAACCGAAGACGGTTTAGGCACCTTGCCCACCACGCACTTTCCGCTGGCCCGAACGTACGAAGAAGTCATCGAAGCCGTGAGCTCTCTTTATACCGAGGCACATGACTTTAAGACTTTGGTGCTTGATAGCGTCGATTGGCTCGAGCCCTTGATCTGGGCCAAAGCCTGTCGTGATAACGGTTGGGGCTCAATTGAAGATGCGGGTTATGGCAAAGGCTATGTGGCAGCACTGAGCTTGTGGCGTCAGTATATCGACGGCTTGAATGCACTTCGCGATGACCGAGGTATGGCGATTGTGCAAATTGGTCACACCGACATTAAGCGCTTTGATAGCCCAGAGCACGACCCATACGATCGCTACGTCATTAAGTTGCACACGCGGGCCGCAGCCTTGCTGCTTGAACACTCTGACATCGTGCTCTTTGCCAATTACCGCATCAGCACGGTCAAGGCCGATGTGGGTTTTAACAAAAAGATTAATCGCGCCATGGGCTCGGGCGAGCGTGTGGTTCATACCTGTGAGAAGCCTGCCTTCTTGGCTAAAAACCGTTACGGCTTACCTGAAACACTGCCCCTTGAGTGGCGTGCGTTTGCGCAAGCGATGCCGCCAGTGATTCAACACTTATTGATTTCAAACGAAGTAACTACCAGAGAAACTACCCGAGCAATCACCCCAGCAATCACTTCAGCAACCACCCCAGCAACCGCAACAATTTAAACCTTAAAACAGGAGTATTCAAAATGGCTTCACTTGGACAAACCTTTGACGCATCAAACGTAGAACCTATGAGCGGCTACGAGGTCTACCCACCGGGCAAGTACCTCGTTCAAATCACACACTCTGAAATGCGGGTTACCAAAGATGGTGGCGGGCAGTTCTTGTATTTAGAGCTTGATATTTTGGAAGGTCAGTACGCGGGTCGCAAGCTCTTTGACCGACTCAACCTCATCAACGCCAACGCTGACACAGTGCAAATTGCGCAACGCACGCTGTCCTCGATTTGTCGCGCCGTGGGCAAACTGCAAGTCAGTAACTCTGAGCAACTGCATCTTATCCCCTTAATTGCAGATGTTCGCGTGCGGCCCCCGAAAGGTCAGTACGGTGAGAGTAACTCGGTGCGTTATTTGCCTCGCAATGCAGATGCGGGCCATACAGCCTTTATGGCCAATAATGCACCGGCACAGCCTGTATCTAACTCACAAGCCACATCGCAACCCGCGATGCAGACCACATCCCAACCAGCCTTTGTGGCCCAAGCCCAGCCTCATGCTCCAGCTGCCAATGGTATGCCGTGGAAGCGTCAGGCTTGAGCTGGAGCGCTGCAACCATGACTCCAACTATGACCTCAAACATGGCTGATCATTTAAATCCCTCGAGCTTGGAGGTGCCACCTACTTCGCAAGCCTGCAGGGCGCGTCTGGCCGTTTTGCAAAGCGATATCGCGTCTATTCGCCTTCAAATTGCAACGGCTGATATGCGTCGTCAGGCTCAGAAACAAAGCGTGGATGCGGCCTGGTTTCATCGGGCTAAAACAGCGCTGCGTTTAAAGCAGCAAGAGCAAGCGATGATTCACGCGCAGTTGGCACAAATCAATACAGGTAACCCCACCAAGTCTCGAGAAAGAATAAAGGACGCCATCATCGAAGTCGTGCGCGCTGACTGCGATGAGGCGCAGTGGGGCAGTGTTTTGCAGCGCGCTAAGGCTCGCGTTGAGCAAAGCAGTCAAGCACTCGGGGGCGACCATGGCTGAGTTGCCCGTGACATTGAGCCCAACTCGAGAGGCTATTTACGCCGCTTACGAAAACGATAACCGTGACGGGTTTCGCAGCCACCTGGGGGCATCGATTATTGGCAAACCCTGTGAGCGAGCTTTGTTTTACGACTTTCGTTGGGTGACCAAGACGCAACACGAGGGTCGATTACTACGCCTATTTGAAACGGGTCAGCTCGAAGAGGCGCGCTTGGTGGAAAACCTTCGGTGCATCGGTGCCACGGTGCTCGAGGTTGACCCCGATACGGGCAGGCAGTTTCGCGTTCAGGCACATGGGGGTCATTTTGGGGGTTCGTTAGATGGGGTGGCGTTTAACTTGCACGAAGCCCCAAAGACTTGGCACGTGCTTGAGTTCAAAACTCATTCGAGCAAGAGCTTTAAAGACTTGGTCAGTAAAACGGTGCGACCCAGCAAGCCCCAGCACTGGGCGCAAATGCAAATCTACATGCACTTGATGGGGGTGGCACGCGCCATGTATTTGGCTGTTAACAAAGACACTGACGAGTTGTATGTCGAACGCGTGGAGGTTGATGCCGTCTTTGCCAAGGCTTTGCTAGAGAAAGCTGGGCGCGTGATTTTTGCTCAAGACGCACCCCCGAAGATCTCTGACGACCCGAGCTGGTATGAGTGCCGCCTGTGCGATCACGCCGCTGTTTGCCATGGCGGATCCACCCAGCCTCTGGCCGCGCAGATTAACTGTCGCACCTGCTTGCACGCCACCCCGGTTGAGGGCGGCTGGCAGTGCGAGCTTGAGCAGAAAAGTTTAAGTGAAGCCGAGCAGCGCCAAGGCTGCAAGCATCACCTTTATCTACCCTCGCTTGTGCCCGGCACCCAAGTGGATGCGGGGCCCGGGTGGGTGCAGTACCAGTTTGCCGATGGGCGCTCGTGGCGCGACGTGGGCAAGAGTAAGCAAACACAGCAAACGCAATCATCACAAGGATCAATCGTATGACTCTCACACTTAGACCTTATCAAACCGCAGCCATTGACGGCATCTATAACTACTTTCACAACAACACGGGCAACCCCCTGGTGGTGATTCCAACCGCTGGCGGTAAGTCTCTGGTCATGGCCAAGTTTGTTGAAGGGGTGCTCAAGAATCACCCTGACCAGCGCATATTGATTGTGACCCACGTGCAAGAGCTCATTGAGCAAAACTACCAAGAGCTTATGCGTTTGTGGCCTCAAGCGCCTGCAGGCATTTACTCGGCGGGTCTCAAACAACGCGATATCAATGCCCGTATTTTGTTTGCTGGCATTCAGTCCATCTACAAGCACGTCTACAAAGTGCAGCAATGCGATCTGGTGCTAATCGATGAAGCGCATCTTATTCCCCGATCAACCAACACGCGCTATCAAACGTTCTTAAAAGACTTAAAACGTATCAACCCTATGCTCAAAGTCATCGGGCTGACCGCCACCCCCTTTCGCCTTGACTCGGGCTCGTTACACCAAGGCGATGATGCCGTATTTACCGACGTGGCCTACGAGAGCACAGTGCGTGAGTTAATCGATGCGGGGTACTTGGCCCCTGTCGTGTCAAAGAAAATGCGCACCGAGTTTGATCTCTCAGAGGTGGGCACTCGGGCGGGCGAGTTTGTGGCCAAAGATTTGGAGCATGCCGTGGATCAAGACAGCATCACGCAAGCCGCTGTGCAAGAGATGATGACTTACGGTTCGACACGCAAGAGTTGGGTGATCTTTTGTGCCGGGGTCAAGCACGCCTACAACGTGCGAGACGCGGTTCGGGCGCAAGGGTTGACATGCGAAACGATCGTAGGCGACACACCCGCCCCTGAGCGCGAGCGCATCATCGCTCAGTTTAAGGCGGGCCATATCCGTTGCCTGACCAACGCTAACGTGTTGACTACAGGATTTAACGTTCCGGCCATTGATTTGATTGCGATGCTGCGCCCGACTAAGTCGGCTGGCCTGTATGTGCAGATCGTGGGCCGAGGGTGTCGACTGTCCCCCGGTAAGACTGACTGCCTGGTGCTTGACTTTGCAGGCAACATTGCGCGCCACGGCCCCATTGATGCCATCAAACCTAAAAACCCGAAGGGGGGCGAAGACGGGGTTGCCCCCACCAAAGACTGCCCCCAGTGCCAAAGCATTGTGCACGCATCGGTTCGCGAGTGCCCTGATTGTGGACATATCTTTGCCCCGCCTGAAATTAAGATATCAACTAAAGCGAGCACGCTAGATATTCTCACCAACCAAAAGTCGCAGTGGCTAGATGTGACAAGCGTGAGCTATGCCAGGCACAGCAAGCCTGGCAAGCCACCTTCGCTCAGAGTGGTTTACAGCAGCGGCCTGGCGCACCACAGCGAGTGGATCTGTATTGAGCACCAAGGCTACCCACGTCAAAAGGCTGCCACGTGGTGGGCCAACCGAGCCCCGGGGGTGCCGTTGCCTAAGAAGGTTGAGGATGCGTTGGCCAGCGTGTCGAAATTAAAGTGCCCTTCACAAATTTCGGTGCGCGCCAGTGGGCGATTCACCGAGGTGGTTGGGGCGAGATTTTAAGTGAGAAGCGAGTGCTCAATGTTATGCGCCATTTGTCGACGGGCACCACGAGGCTTTGGCTTCACGCCTAACTCTTTTGGCCAACACGGCACGCGCACGCAATATTGCTCAATGCGCTGCCAATCTATAGGAGCGAAGTTAAACGGCATGATCAATCCAAACCAACATGAAATCACAGCACTTGCGGCTGCCAGTCAAGCGAGTGGCTCGTTTGTCGAGCAGCTAGGCAAAACCGATCTAAGCGCGTGGAGTGAGCAAGAGTGGGTGTCTTTTATTGACACCACAGTTACTGCCTTTCAAGACACGCTCAATGCGCTCTACACCAACGACCCCCCTTTCTAAGGAGCCCTATGACACACCCTAATTACATGGCCCAAATTGGCGCGACTTTGATTGATCACGGTTTCGCAATTTTGCCCATTCAACCGAACTCAAAAAAACCTGGTGTCTATCGCAAAGGTCAGTGGCACGACTACCCTAAGTGGAGCCGTCACTGCGAGCGCGACACGACCGAGCACGAGGTTGATGTCTGGGGCGATTGGCCCCAAGCTGGCATTGGTATTGCCGCTGGGCGTGTCATTGGCATCGACATTGATGTGCTGCAATCTAAAGAGGTTGCAGAGCAGATTGAGGGCTTGGCCAAACGTCTCTTGGGCGATACGCCAGCGGTGCGCATTGGCCACGCACCTAAGCGGCTGTTGGTTTACCGCGCAGCGACGCCTTTCGGTGGTTTTAAATACCCACCCATTGAGGTGCTCGGTCTGGGCCAACAGTTTATTGCGTATGGCATTCACCCCGATACGGGCAAGCCCTATGAGTGGCCCGTACAAACGTTGGCAGATTTAAGTCTTGACGATTTGCCGCTGATCACCGAAGCACAAGCACGCGAGTTTGCACGTCAGGCGTATGAGATGGTGCCCTTGGAGATGCGGCCCAAGAGACTGAGCGTGGGGGTAGGCCAGAAGGCTCCGAGTGGGTTTGTGAGTCTACCCGAGCAACGCGGCACGGTTGCGGCCGTTCAAGACGCGCTGCAATTCATCGCCAATGATGATTTAGATTATGACAGTTGGGTGCGATTAGGCATGGCCATCAAGGGGGCGCTAGGCGATGCCGGGCAAACGCTATTTGAGGCCTGGTCAGCCGCTTCAAAAAAGAATGATCAATCAACAACGGCAAAGAGTTGGGCGAGCTTTGCGCCTGCGCGAATCGGTGCGGGCACGATCTATAAGCTCGCACTCGACCAGGGGTGGTTGCCCGACTCGGACTTGCAGCTCAATGGTGAGGTCGTGATGAATGGGCACCACCCGGCGGGTGAGTTGCTCAGTGGTTTACAGGCCACGGATCTGATTACGATAAATGGGGCGCAAATGGACATTAATAAAGACAAGGTAAAAGACATAATCGAAACGATAGGGTCTGCCCAAAAAGCGAACGCTTTGACTGCGCCACCCATCACGCCATTGCCAGCTGGCTGGGATCAGGTAGGTGGTGTCATTGCGGACATGATGACCCTTATGGCCTCAACTGCTAAACGTCCACAGCCGGTGCTCGCCTTGGGTGCCAGCCTGTGTGCGGTGGGCGCACTGATGGGGCGCAAGTACAAGACGCAGAGCAACACGCGTTCAAATCTGTACGTGGTGGGTATTGCTGAGAGTGGCGCGGGCAAAAACCATAGCCGTATGGTGATTAATGAATTGTTTCGCCGCGCGGGACTGTTGCAATATTTGGGCGGCAATAAGATCGCATCAGGGTCGGGGCTCTTAACGGCCATTGAGCGCCAGCCCGCGTGTTTGTTTCAACTCGATGAGTTTGGCATGTTTCTTTCAGCAGCGGCTGACCGCAAGCGTTCGCCGCGCTACATTTGCGAGATTCTTGATCTGATGACTGAGCTCTACACCACTGCAGGCACCACGTACTTCGGCGTGGAGTACGCGACCACCCAGAACAACAACGCGCATAAGGCTATCCATCAACCCTGTGCTTGTGTGTATGGAACAACGACGCCAATTCATTTTTGGCAGGCGCTACAAGCATCCAACGTGGCTGATGGTTCGCTTGCTCGTTTTTTGATCCTGCAAAGCGAGGACGACTTTCCCGATAGTAACGACATCTTTGGCACGATCGATCCACCACAAGATTTGATCGATCGATTGATATTAATTCACCAAGGTGGTGGGCTGCTTGCAGGTAACTTGACAGATGTGGGTGCGATCGATGAGGTGCAGGTCGAGCCGCGCGTGGTACCTGAAACTGCGGCGGCTAGAGCAGCGTTTAAAGATCTCGACCTGTTGATGCTCGAGCGCTTGCGTGCATCGCAGGGCACTGGATTTACATCGATCTTGGCGCGCATCGAGGAGAACGCGAGCAAGCTGGCGTTGATTCGAGCTGTTTCACGCGATGCAGTCAGTCCGCAGATTGAAGATCACGATGCGCACTGGGGCATTGCGTTGTCGCGCCATTGCGCAGAGCTCACGATTCGGGAGGCTAAGGCACGCGTCTCAGAAAACCAAACCGAGTCGTTTCACAAGCGTGCCCTGCAAATCGTGCGCGATGCAGGTGGTGCGGGTTTGACCAAAAGCGAGTTCACGCGGCGCACGCAATTCATGGACCATCGTCAGCGCAACGGCGTCTTGCAAACTTTATCTGAAGGCCATCTGATTGAGGTTATGGCTATCCCCACCGGCGGGCGACCGAGCCAGTGGATCAAATTGGCGGGGAATTGAAATGCTTATTTCACCTTTTAACTTTCTTCAAAGGGGGTGTCTATACATACAATATATATGGGGACCCTAGAGACAGACACTGTCTCGCGTGCGCACGCGCGCGATAGGCAGTGAACCACTCTGAGAGAGACAAGGGTATATATATTGAAATATGAAGTATCTATATATCTATCTCACCCACACCCACTAGGGTTGAAAGATGAAGTATTGAAGAATGGGTCGGTCTTGCACCGGCTACGCAACAAACCCGAACCCGAACCCGAACCGATTCGGACATGAGGGAGCAGCACCCGCCTTGATCTGGCCCGTGCCCTGTGCTCCTCCAAGTCGCACGAGAAGTCTTTTATGCGTTTTACAAACGCCTTCTACGCAACTTTGGAGCACCGCAATAATGACTCATGACGGCAACAACAACATCGGCAACAACAGCAACGACAACACTTTGCGATTGACGGTTCTCGCCCTCGATTTGGGCACCACCACGGGCTGGGCACTGAGTGCACCCGGCGCGCCCATCGCTCACGGCTTTGTAAGCTTTAAGTCCCAACGCTTTGAGGGCGGTGGTATGCGTTACCTGCGCTTTGGTCGTTGGCTTGAGGAGATGAGGGCAAGCGTTGGTGGCACAAACGATCAAGAGCCCCTTGGTGCGGTTTATTTTGAAGAGGTTAGGCGACACTTGGGTGTGGACGCTGCGCACGTCTACGGCGGTTTGCTCGCCACCCTGACCGCTTGGTGCGAGCGTCACCAAATCCCTTATCAAGGCGTGCCCGTGGGCACCATCAAACGTCACGCCACGGGTCGAGGCAATGCCAGCAAGGGCGAGGTGATGGACGCCATGAAACGCTTGGGCCATGTGGTGGAAGATGATAACGAGGCCGACGCCTTGGCGCTTTTGCACTGTGTGACAGATGTGCTGTCAAAGGGTGTGTCGTCAAAGGGGGTCAGCCATGCATAACAAGACACCTCAAGCTGTAAAGATTGTGCCGGGTACGGTCGTTAAATTGCCAGGCGACAGGATTGCGCAGTGGGAGTCAGTGGGCGAAGTGGGCACGCGGTTTCGTACCGAACGCTTTCGGTGTGTTGACTCGCTAGGGTTGCTGCTTAAAAACGGTGCCATCACCCAAGCGATGCATGACGCGGGCCAGGAGTTTAATAAAAACTTTACCTACGCGCAGTTAAATTCAGTGGGTTCAGTGCGCTTTGATCGAACGCCAGGGGGTCAGTGGAAAGACAGCGTGACCGAGCGCGTAGCGTGGGCCAGAAAGCGCTTGGGTGACGCGATGGATGCCGTGGGTGGCATTAGTAGCCCGGGTGGTTGTGCGGTGTGGCACGTGGCCGGTTTAGGGCGTAGTGTTAAAGAGTGGTCCATGCAAGAGGGTTGGAACGGCCGCACGATTAACCAGTATGAGGCCAAAGGAAT